AACCTTAGTACAGGGCTGATAAGGTGCTTGTGCATAAGTATGTTCAGCATAAGGCAAGAAGCTAACACCAGTAATATAGTCAAAGTTTTGATAGCACCAATTACCTACTTCCATCCACTCATGTTCCTTAACATAAACAGTAACACTTACCGAGTGTTCTGACCAGTGTTTTTGGAATAGCAGCCAGTTTTCCAGCTGTTCAATAGCTGTCTGTTCGTTAGCTAGTGTAGCACCTTCTGGGGACTTAATAGGAAAAGAGAAGATAGTTGTCTTCTCAGGATTCATTAAGTCTGGTTCGCTAGGTACCCCTGAGTCTTTCAAAAAGGAAGTCAGGGGATCGTTATTAGCCTGTCTTACAGTTCGAATGTAATAGGGGCTAAAGCGCCCATGAATACCAGAGCTAGAGTCAACAAGCTGAGAGACCGTGCCAGAAGGCTTAATTGTAGTGATAGCGGTAGCTGGATTGATGTTAAGCTTTTTGGCGTATTCAATATTAACTTCTTGGGCATGTGCCTTAAGCCTTTCTAGCATCTTAGGGTCAGGATTACGTAGGATCTTGCAGTCTTGGATACCAGTCAAAGATACGCCTAACAATCGCTCTTCTTCACAATTCCTTTGCCATACTTTACGGACATATTTGAATTCAGTGAGAGAGGCTTGTAGCGTACCAAGAATAGTTGCTAGACCAATCTTACGCTTAAGATCTTCTTCTGTATCTTCTACACGACATACAACCTCTGACAGGTTGCATAGTTGTCCAGAGCGTAGTTGAATTTCTGCGCAAGGATTAGTCCCAACTAAAGGTTCTGAGTTACGGCGTTCAGGGGCAAGTGCTTTAGCTCCAGCTCGGTTAAAGATGCCACGCTCACCAGAGCCTGACTTCATAAGAGCAATCCACTCGTCCATAAACACAGCCATAGAGGGCTTTTGTTCATAGGCGGCAGAGTTATTGGCTAAAGCACGGTGTGCTGTTGTTTCCCACCAACGACCGGACTTAGCATCCCGCACTTCAGGATCACCAAGGTCAGAGAGTGAGATAAGGGCAGAGCGGCGTACACCGCCAACTACAACTACTTCAGCAATCTTACATACAATGTCATGTACTTCAATTGGACGGAGCTTACGTCCAGCCGCTGCTTTAAACGTAGCAGTGACAAAGCTCATTAAGTCTTGTAAAGGGGCAGGGCCGGAGGCCCGACCACCCATGGTTTTAAGACGAGCACCTTCAGGGCGAATCTTAGAGAAGTCCCAAGCATGTGTGTTACCAAGATATAGTTCAGCAATAAGTTTGCGGAGAGCCTTAGCCCAACCTTCAGCGCTGTCTTCAATCGAAATAGTACGTTCACTTTGTGAAAAGGTGTCGTTAATGATAGGTAGTTTGTTTACATATTGGGCCTCGGCAGAAAAGCCGACACCAGTTCCTGACATCAGGATATATAGGATTTCGTCAAATACACGGATATGGTCTACTGCAGCAAAACTACAGTTATAACCACGGAACGGGTTTTGTGCAAGAGCGTCACCCGCTGCCCACATAGCTCTCATGCTAGGCATTACCTCACGGTTATAAACGGCGGTTGACAGTTGTTGAAACTCGTTATCAGTAATAACATTATTACTAACTTGCTTTTTCCAAAAACCAATCAATCGGTCTACAGTCTCTTCCCAAGTTTCACGACGACCTTCGGCCTCTAGATAACGTGAGTAGCGTGACAAGTGGATGAATGATTCGTAAGCGTTCATTTTATTTATTTCCTTTATTAAGCTTCATAGCCGCTAAATGAGTGAGAAGATTCTTTAGTTTCTTCTTCATCGTCACAATCACAATTGCATGTGTACTCGTCACAGTCTTCACATTCACAATCACAACCGTTTAAACAACCATCTACAACGGGAAGATCTTGATACATTTCCTCTGCGTGACCAATATTGTGATCAACATCCCAATAGTCTCGCATAAATAGCAGTTCTTCTTCAGACCAGGTCTCAGTTGCAGCCAGATATACGTTAAGGTGATCCTTGCTCTTAATAACAACCTTAATAAAGTTTTCATAGTGTTTCAAAGCTCTAGCAAGCTCAGGTTTAATTTCCATTAGTGTAGTGTCCTTTTAAAATGCGGGTTTAGTGTTTCAAGTGCATAGTGATATACTTTATCATTCTCTTCTGTATCTTCGTAATATTCTTCTAATGCACCCTCAACAAAGCATCGAAGGGAGGGCGGGATTTTATTAAGATCTGCCTTACCATCTATAGCCATGTTGAGGATAATACTCAGTAGTACTGCTTCTTCTTCCGTCATCTAAACCCTCATAAATTGGCTGGAGCCTTGTAACTCCGCTTGTTCTTCGAAGTCAGGCCCTTTAGCAAGTCTGCCAGTAGGAAAATCATATAGCAATGCTCCTGACGGACCTGTAAGACCAGTATAACGACATTTGAGAACTTTTGTTTTAATCGTGTTTCTTTCAAGGTCATTATCACTTCCTACGTTGCGAGCAAAAGCAATGATATCCATACTAATTTGTTTAATTGAGCCTGAGCCTCGGATGTCATCCATACTAGGCAACTTGCCCTCTTCAAAGGATTTACCTTTGTTGTCGGTTTTTCTCAAGTGACTAATGAGACCAATCCATACGTTATGTTTCTTAACAAGACGTAACAGATCATTCATTATCTTATCTATAGCCTCATTACCTGTAAGGCCCTCTGCACCTTCAGACGCAAGAATAGTAATATGATCGACAAAGAGGTATTTAGCCCCACTAAGACACATATACTCCAAAAAGTCCATAATAGAACCGTCTGAAATAGACCCTTGGTGATCAAGAACAAGTACTCTATCGTCTCCAAAGATTTTATCATAGCCTTCTTTAAGCTCTTCAAGTGGTATCTCCTCTGCTGCGGGGTTTCTATTTAGGGCCATACCACTCATTTTACGAGCAGTCTCAGCTGGCGATTCCTCAAGGGATACGATACCGATTTTGTCTTCCGTTGCGTCTAGCAAGTGAACAGCAATCTCACGCAACAGGGTAGATTTGCCAGAGCCTGTACCTGAAGTCCAAAGGGTAATTTCACCGAAGCGCATACCCTTTAGCTTATCATTTAGTCCTGTCATGGACTCAGGGTAAGGGATAGATTCAAGCTCATTATAGGTCTCTAGTTGTGTCCAGAGGTCTTCTTTAGTAAGAATACCCGCCGGGGTATAGTCCGTTGAGTCGTATATAGTTTTAAGAACCTTGTCTGGGTCTTTAATCCATAGGTCTGACGCATCTTTCTCAGAAGACTTGGCTATCTTTACCTTATCATAGCCGATAATACGAGCAGCCTCCTTAGTAGCTGCTCTTCCAGCGTCATCATTATCCAACCAAAGGATTACTTCGTCAAAGTTTCTGATCCACTCACGCTCTTCAACTAGATCTTTAATAGAAGAGGCTGAACGCAAAGATACAACAGGATAGAAGGTCTTATATCGTTTAAACCATGCAGATTGTACTGCCATAGCATCGAGTTCACCTTCTGTAATAACGAGTCGTTTTCCACCGTTGAATAGTTGTTGTCCAAACAAGCCCCCTCTAATTTTACCCGCAGAGGTAAATTCTTTAGGTAGCTTTCTTATCTTGTAACCAGCAAGGTTGTCCTCGTTATAATAGGGATAATAATGGCTGTCTATATTACCATCCATATCATAAGAGACTTTAACTCCGTAATGCTGAGAGACTTGTTTAAAGATGTTTCTTTCCTTGAACCCCCGGCTTGGGAATTCTTCTTTGATTTCTCTGAGACTTGGCCCATAGGAAACGGGTTCAAAGTCTGTGTTATTATTTGTCACAGTGATACCCTTTCTAGGTGCTGGTGTGCTCTTGCGGCAGCTAAAACAGAATTTAGAGCCGTCTTCATATATTTGGCTTGGATCTGACCCTCCGCAATAATCGCAAGGTTGATCTTTAACTACTATCCGTCCCATAGTTATTCTTTTTCTGTGTAAATTGCATAAGCCATAACTAGTTCGGATGTCTCCCTAAATAGGAAGTAAAGGAATATGGCTGCAACGAAATTGAAGCTTATAATATTAACTGCCCCTAGCAGCCCAAAGACTGCAGAAAACAGGCTCAATATAAACAACATCGTAGAAAGGTTTCTCATTGATATCTCCTCTTTACTAATCTAATATACTTGCGAGTCTTGTCTGTTATTGCTTCTTTAGGGACAAACCTAATCGCCGCAATTTGTCGATTATAGAATCTAGGTGTTGTACCATCTTCTAAATATTCAGTCATAGACTCCGACACCATTTGGCAGTACGCCTCGGCATAGTAAAGCCCACCCTTAGTATTATATACGTCTACAATCTCAAAGGAAAATTTATCATGGCCATAAAGGGCTATGTCTTTCTTTAGATGCTCGGAGGAACCTGTGTAGGTTCTCCAAGACATCTCTTTCCCATAGGTTTTTGACTTTCTTTTTCCACCATGAAAGAATTGCTTCTTACCCCAGTAAAATTGATTAGTAGACTTGTTATGTATACAATACAAGAACCCAAACGAATTGGAGGGGTTAAACTTAAAGCTACAACTCCAATGACCTATTTCATCCTTTGATAGCATCTTCGTATACTTCTTTTCGGACTTTAAAGTGGTCATTAATAGACCTCCAAATGTGAATTAGCCGACCGTTGGCAATAAGATATTCGTAGCCCTTATCCCCATAAACATCGTTGTATGCTCTACAAACTGCAGAGCGCATTTCAGTATGTGTTTTGGCACTAGCTAATATCTTTTTAGCCTTTACTGGGCCTACTTTCCACAGGCCGGGGATGTTATCAACACTATCTCCTGTTAGTATTTGCTGCCAATAGAATCGTTCAGCATATTCCTCATCTATCTGATAAATAGACTTAGTGCGGGGGTTGTAGTGACTCCCGGGAATACAATCCAAGTCTTTGTCAACAGATACAACAACACGGTTGATACCTGCCTTATCACACTCTAATGCCCATACCCGGACCAAATCATCAGCCTCACAATTGTCAGACACTACAGCACCGTCTAGTGTGCTTGTCCAAGACTTCAAGTCGCCAAACCATTCAGGTCTAGCATCTTTGGCTTTCTTCCGATTCCCTTTATAGTCAGGGAAAAGGTCTACTCGAAAGTTATCAGGGCCACCAAGGGCCATGACATAGTCTTTTGTGAACAAGCTATTTAAAACGTCATTGAAGTGCTCCATGAACTTCTTCTTTGCTTCGTCTAGTGATTCAGACTTCCATATAGACATATATACAAGAACATCACCATCAATAATAGCAATAGTCATACTACTAATTCCTTTAAATTACCCCTAAAAGGGGCGGTTAAGTCATAAGGGGACCCTATTTTTTCTCCTTAAATTTATGGAAATTTACTTCTTTCCGTTTAAAGCTCTCTGCTCTAGTTTATTATAGTTTACTTTCATGATCTCAGACAGGCTACTACCTTCATGGCTTGCCATAATGGTGACGTACCAAAGGACATCACCTAGCTCGTCCAAGATTTGAGATCGTGTTCCCATTTGGGTTGCATCTTCTACTTCTTCGGCCTCTTCTAGCAAGCCCTTTGCTAGGTCTTTATGGTGCCTGTGACCGGGTTTAAAGAACTGTAAAGCGATAGTTTCATATAGGTTAGCTTGCATAGTATGCTCCTTCAGCTTTTGATAGAGACGCAATTATGTCTTTGAATTGTTGATGGGAAAGGTTAATTAGATCATAACACTTTGTATCTTCGTTAAATT